ATCATCGTTTATCTTAGCTCCCGTATCTCGTTTAGCTTGATATGTAAGTACCGCTACTTTCTTAGCTTCATCTACAATACGTTTACCTGATTTAACATCATTACGATAATCATTAGCAATAAGTTCAGTTAGTTTACGTCGTTTATCCCTTATGTCTAAATTACTTACACCTAACTCACGTTTTCGTTGTTCAGTTAATGATTTAAGTCCAATCATATTAACTCCACTTCCTACAATTGCACCAAGTCCACCTACTGTACCTATGTTAACTAATCTAAGTTTACGCTTCTTCTTGTCTTTAGAACCTAGTTTACGTGCCATGTTATTTGAGCCTATTACGTTGTTTCTTTGCTCGTTGATTAGCTAAGTAACCCATTGTAATTCCAGTTCCTATAGCTGCTCCTGCTAATGGTGTTGCAACTTTAAGTAATCTAGTTGCATTTCTAGTTTTATTAATAGCATTCTTATATTGATTTATTACATCATCATTCATTGCACTGAGTCTAACGTCATTCATTAAAGTAGGTTTACGTGCAATTGCATTATCTAAATCAGTTTGAGCTAACTTAATATTTGCATCAAATCTTTTAGTTAATTTTCTACTTACACCATATCCAATTGTTCCACCTACCGCAGATCCCGCTATTGCGTAGTTCCTTGTTTCTTACGTTCATTAATTAGATCACTTCTAGTTAAACCAAATTAATTGCGTCGTTTAACTTTATCTTTACTACCAATACGTCTAGCCATATTATTTCCCTTTGTTACGTTTATATGAGGTTACTTTAACTATTTTACCCGATTTAGATTTGCGATTGTATGATTTAACATTACCAAGTGATTCCATTGTTTTCTTACCTAAATAAGTAGTTGCTAATCCACCAGCACCTAATATTCCTAATCCTGCTGCTACACGACTCTTATTTGCTCCCATTAATCTAGCAGCACCTTTAATATAATTACCTTTACCATATCTTTTTAATGTGTCCTTAACTGCTGCAAATCTATTACCGAATACTTTAACTTTCTTCGCGGATTTAAGTGCTACATCATCTGAATCTGGTATGAAGTTCTTATCGAAGTATCTGTCAGATCCGCCAATATATAATGTTTTACCTCTAAGTCCAGTTAATCCTAAACCAATACTAGGTAACGCTTTAACAGCATCTTTAGAATCTTTAATATCTAATTTTTGTCCAGTTAATCCACGATACATACCCCGTTGCATCTTTCTATGCAGTACATTAGTAATTGGATTTTTAGGAGCGTCTATATATTTAGTAGCTTCAGGTATTGGTACTCTAGTACCATCATCTAATAATTCTTCTGCTGTTTCCGATATAACTTTATGATTTTTATGACGACCTGTAATGTGAATATAATTTTTAGAATTTTTAATATATTCTTGATTATTTATTGCCGCACTTGCACCAGTTCCACCATAATTAGGATCTAGATAACCACCATTCTTCAATATAGATTTAGCATTTTTTCTACTTGTACTATGTGATTCAAGTCTGACACCTAATGCTCTTGGAATGCCGGATCTAATAGTTTGTTGTCCTAATAATGCAGTACCTGTTCCATATAATCCAGCTTTAATATAGTTAGGTTGATTACGTTTATCTTTTTTCTTATTCATAACAAAAATGATGATAATTACTACCATCATTATAAGTGTTATTTGCTTCGCTGTTAATGTCAGTTTTCTATCTTAATGCACGTCCAGTTTTTGTGATGTTTAATTTTACCCTTAATTACTTTAATTAAACAACTACCATCTAGACCACGTGATTCTCGGAGATGAACTAATCCATAACAACATAACTGTTCATTAGTTATTAAGTTAGTTAATAGGTAACGTTTATTAACTACTTGTTGCCAACTCTTTTTAGCATCATTGATTAACTTATCTTCAGCTAACTTAGCAGCTTTATCAGCTAATAACTTATCTCTTGTTTCCTCTGATTCATTAGCTCTAACACAACTCCAACCGTTAATTTTGCGACCATAACGAGGACTATTTGGATTCATTAATGGGTACACCGCTTTAGCATTTAATCCAGTTTCTTCAGTTAAATCTTCCATACCGTAACGACAGAAACTAACACCTTCAGGTGTTGTCAATATGAAGCGTTCAGCATCTGGTAGATATTGTTTAATAATTGGTTCTGCATTAATATCTCTAACTTGATAACCGTTAATTAAATTAGCGTTATTAATGTGATGTGATATTGTCTTCTGACATATATCTAATTTAAGTTGTTCTTTAATAGCATCAATACCATAAGAACAAAAACTGTAGTTATCTTTATTTAAACTAATACATTCGTATTTGTTAACGTAATCTAAATATGTTTTATCTACAGTTACATAATCATCATTAAGTGATTTAACTTTATAACCTTTATGATTAGTCATCTTATTACGAGCAACTTTAATTAAACTACTTACATCTAAATCTAGTTGTTGTAAGTGAGTTACACCGTAAGTACAATACTCAATTCCATCTGGTGTAGTTATTAAGTAACGACGATTTCTAACTAAACTATTACCTCGTTTTAATTTAGCTTCAGAGGTATTGTTTTTTAATCTAGCAGAAATTAAAGTGCTACCTAACATAGAAGCTCGATAACTTTTATTCTGCCAACGACTCGTCATCGTTCTTTTTAAATACTCTTTACCTTCAGGTGTTAGAAAACAACCTTTACCACCATTTAATACGTTATAACCGTTAGGTGTTAAAGCATTATATTCTTTAATAAAATAAACTTCAGTTTTATCAATTTCTGACTGATCTGTTGTTTCTAAAGTTTTAATAATTTCAATTTTAAATTTATCTACACCATATTTCTTAATTGCTTTTGATAATAAACTTTTAGTTCCAACATAATTACCGGCTCTAATATGTTCTGACCAACGCTTTTCAATTGTCCTATTTGTTTGTCCAACATATTTTTTATCATTAATTGAGTTTGTCACCAAATAAATAAATTGTGGCATAATAATCTCATTTACGTCATAAGATCATTATACCACAACTTAAACTCGGTCTAGTTAGAAATAGGGAATTATTATCTAACTACTTGAGCATACAGATTCTTGGGAGAATAAATTACTGGTAAAACCATTGATCATTTTGTTACCACGTAAGCTCTTTATCCTACGTATCAGTAGTTTCATGTGTTATATCTACTGTTCAGACTATATCATCATCCACTTGGGATGTTCGGCACTCGTGGGTTTGTTACTGTCCGGTCTGGACTCGAAACCTAGTCGTTGAACCTTCAAAACCATTCCTGGTTAAGCTTGGCTGCTGATTGTCCACTTCTGGAGTTTCCAGCAATTCACCGAATTTTTACTACTTAATTACTTAAATAGGCGACTACAAAAAGTTTCAATCGCTTGCAAAACATCGTTGATAGGCACAGTTGTCTTCTCATAAACACGTACCATTACAGGAGATTCAGTACCTGTTAATACACCATCTTTAACAACTTTCTGTTCTTCAGGAGTACCAATAGCTTGCTCACCCATTCCATCCTTGAGGAATACGAAGCAATTCTCATTAAGGAATCGAGCATTACTGATGTAGCTATCAATAGTATTAGTATTACCAGAGTAGGTATTATCTACTTGATAGAACTCATCATAATCCTTAATAGGAGGTAGGTTATTAGAAGCCATTACCTCTTGTAACATTGGGAAGCTAACAGAACCTACTTGTGCAAATCCAACTGATTGTCTAGCACGAGCAATAGTAGATGCTTGTTTCTGAAGATCACGCAATGCAGTATTACTCATTACGATGAGATCAGGCTTGTAACCATTAGTATTGACATAAGTAGTTACAGCATCTTCTAAGTTAGCGATACCATCAGCATTAGCGTAGTCAGTCCACTTGTTCAACTTAGGAGATGCAGTGTTACCAGTAGCAACAAGAGCATCAGGGAAGTGGTTATAACTAGCACCAGGACGACGGAAATCAATTGTCCATGCAACCTTAGTAATTGCATCAGATACACTCAATTGACCAGTCTGAACAACTTGCCAAGCCATGCTAGTAAGTCTATCAGCATGAGATTGGACGATCCCCTCAATGTGACCATAGAGATACTTAACGAGCATATCGTTAGTACCCTTAATGACGGAGTTATCAGTTAACTTCATGGTCATAACACTAGCGCGTTTATAGGCAGCTTCTTCCATTGCCTTACGCATCTGTTTCTGAGTTACTTCATCGAATGAATAGCTATTACCTAACTTAGCTAGTTCACCGATTACTCGACGGAAACCACCATGAGAGATAACTGGAGGTTCAGCACCAGGAGCAATAAAGTTCGCAACTGGTGTGAGACGTTCACTTACGTATGCTAGGAACTCATCGTCCTCATACGTCTTAATAGGCATGAATTGATCAATAAGTTTAGTTCTCTGACGCAGACGAGCAATAGTATCGTCTACTAGAGTTTCGGCAACTTTAGCTTGCAACTTATCGGTAAGAAAATTAGAAACTGAACCCATAGTAAGAAAAAAGTAGGATAGTGGGCGCGATAACATACATCATTAACATACGTCATTAACGCCCGGTTAGTTAGAATTTGTAAGCGAAATTGATGCTAGGGAATCGTCTAGCAATATCACCATCGAAGTATGGTAGATACTGGATACGAACACCATTAGCAATAGTATAGAGAGCTAGATCCTTAGCTGTTGCAACAGTATAATCAACTGCATGAACATGAAGTCCTACAATTGCATTAACTCTAACACCGATATTAGTACCAATAGGTAGAGCTACACTTGCGTTACCAGTTAATGTAATAACACCAGTTGTGTAATCAATAAATGCAATAGTACCAACAGCAGTTGCATTAGGAACTAGAGTTGCACTAGATAATGCAGCACTAGTTACAGTACCAGCAGTTGTAATGGCGCGGTTAGTAAGTCCATCAACTGCAAAGATAAATACCTTGTTAGTAATAGATGCTGCACGAACTAAATCAGATAATCCAGCAGTAGCATTAATAGCAGTAGCAACTTCACTAGCAGTAGTTGTAGTATTGTTAGTTGTTGCAGTTGCAGTTGCAGTTAAACCTTCTACAGTAACAGTTACAGTTTGAGCAGCAGTTACAGTAGTGATAGTTAGCGTAGAATATGGTTCAACTACAGTTAATACATCACCAGCAACAAAGATATTAGTTGGAGATGCAGTTACAGTTGCAGCACCAGTAGCAGTTACAGCAGTTAACTTAGTACGAGGTAGGAAGCGCAGTACGTTACCTACTTGAGCAACAAATAGTCCAGCAGGAACTTGTTTGCGAGCTTCAGTATTAAGACTAATGTAAGTATTCTGCACAGTTGCCGACACATTAGGATGATTACCATCACTGAATGCGAGAATGGCAGGATCAACTAGAAACGTTTGAGATTGATTGAAATAAGGCATAGTTTATGAACGATATTTTTTAATGTAGTTAGCAGCAATAGAACTCAAATCAGCTTCTTCATCTAATTCTTCTTCATCAAGAACTTCCTCAGCGAAGAATCCCATTTCCATAGCTGGCATACGGTCGAAGATTTCAAGTACAGTATTCATTGCATAGAGTTGAGTTGCAGGATCAACTTCGTTCTCAGCACACACGGTACTAAATGCCGCGATACGTTCATTAGCACTGAAGTTACCCAGTAGAGATTGAACTGCAAATGGAGTCATCTTACCAGCTTCTACAAGAGCGTAAGCACGTTCAGCTACATCAGCTAGAGCTTCTTTAATCTCAGTGTTGCGTTTAAATTCGGCGAACTCACTGTTCTGGTATGTAGCATAGTCAGCTTCCTGGTCTTCTTCATCTAATTCTTCATTCGTATCTAAGTAATCATTGATGTCTTCACCACGACTTTCAATACCCATAACTAATAGTTGATTTTCAGTAGCTTCATCAAGTCCGAGAACTTCAGATAGTGCTAATGAGAGATTATCAGTAGGAGCAATTTCACCTTCAATGATACCAAGTAATACATCAGGATTACATTCTAGAGCATCACTGAGATCAATTAGATATTCCTCAATGTCATCATAACCAGCAGCTTCGCCAAGTTCAAGTAACGCTGCACCATATTCACTACCTACACTAAATTCGGCAACTTCATCACCAGTAGAGTAAGCAGCTTCACCAACTACATCATAGATATCTTCTTCATCAATTTCTAATTCAGCAGCAATGCGTTCTTGTAGGTCGAGATATGCTTGAGTCATGTGTTGCTTATATTCGTCCTTCAACATCACACCAGCGGCAACTGCATTTTGTAGATTCTCAACTAAATCCGCAAATAGTTGATTGTGATATTCAATAGCTTCGTTCATAATACGTCTTAGTTATTTGTTTTGTTGTTTATATGCGTGTCTTATACCGAGTCCTGTACCAATGGCTAATCCAGCAGCACTACCTCTTAATGTTCTACGAAATGTATTTTTAGGGTTACTAGATATTAAACCTAAGACTCCACCGATTTGCGCTCCATTAGCTGCACCACTAGCAGCTTCACTAGTTAATGTAGCTCTACCTAATTTACGTAAGCTAAACTTGCGAGGTTTCTTATCCTTACTACCAGGAGTCCTAGCGAAATCAGCTATTCGGTAGTCAGATAATAACTGCATTATTTTTTCTTACCTTTCTTCATAGCTTTGTAAATACCATAACCAGCACCAGCAGTCAATCCAGCACCTAATACTGCTAATCCAGGAGCAGATGTAGCTAACGCAGCAGCTTGTTGTCCACGTAGACTAGCAAACTTACCAGCTTTACCAGCAGCACCTTTAATACCATCAAATGCTCGTCCAGGTGCGCCTTTATAATCGTAGTTCTTAACTCTATCACCCATATCTTTAAGTGATTGAACATCTCTATCAAATTGACCTTTAGCTCCACCACGAGCAGCTAAATAACCTTTAGCATCAAAATTCTTTTGTGCTTTACGCATATCATATTCTGGTTTACCATATCTCATACCAGCAGCTCCAAGTCCGCCTAATCCAACTGCACCAGCACCAATACCAGCATATAAACCAGCACGAGATTTACGTTTCTTCTTATCCTTACCTCTACCTCTAGCAAAATCAGCGTTGTCGCTAGTTAATGATTCAAATTCTGCCATCGTATAGGCAGCAATAGGACGATTTGTATAATTCATAGACGTTAGTTATAGTTATTTATTACAGTTTGTTTCTTACCACTTAATCCGCGGTATGCTCCAACAGCTAATCCAGTTCCAACTAATGCACCAGTACCGATAGCTAAACCTTTACCAGTTTTAGTCTTCAATGCAGTTTTACCAGCTTGATAAGTTGCAGATCCGTATTTACGTAATCTTCCAGCTTTAACTTGTTTCTGCTGTGCAACTTTATTAACAAATGATTGTTTAACATCATCTGCATCTTTACTAACGCGATTAATAACACGTTTACCTAAATTCTTAGCACCATCAATCAACCCGAACTCAGCACGATTAACTGCTTCCATCTCAGCCATACTAAATGCTGCAATAGGTAATCCACTAGCATAACGAGCGTTAGGATCATTAGGAGGCATACCCCAATTCTGTTGTTGACCTTGAGCTTGATAACCTTGCACTTGGTTCGGATAAGATCCACCATTAGCTTCCTGCATCATAGGATCTTGTTCTTCCTCACCAGATCCAATCAACGTAAGAAAACGAGTGGCGAAATCATTAATAGCTTGATACTGTACTTCTTCACGACTCTGACCGTTAAGTGCTTGTTCATCAATAGTCTGAATAGTTTCAGTTAGTTCCCATAACTTATTAGTTAAATCTTCGTATTGATTACGAATCTTATCTAACATATCATCACTGTTCTCTAAGTCGTCAAATGTAAGTGCATCTGATTCAAATTCAGCACGTTTAAATAGACTTAGATTAGCAATGGCGGGATTAGGTGTTGCACTAATTTCACGTATTGCATTACTTACTACATCAATGCCAGGACTAAGTGTGTTTAATAATCCTTCATTTAACTGACGTATTGCTTCACCACTTTTAATTGCGATTTGATTAACAAAGATACCTAACTTACCAGTTAATCCCTTATCATCAGCACCAGGAAAATTATCTTCATTAATAGTAGTGCATTGAAATTGAGATTCTACATCTCCAATAACACTAGATTGCTCCTTCTTATGATCCATCAATACTGGAATGCGAGTCTTAGCAAATAACGCATTAGAGTTACTAACTATCTCACGTATTCTAGCTGGACTAAATGTATGTGTTCTCTTCTTAGAGTCAACATGAGTACCTTCAATTAGGACTAATCCTTTCTTAATTACCTTATTAGGTGACTCACTTATTGTTTCTAAATTAGAAGCTGAAAAATAAGCTAATTTATTCATACTTGTTTATTGTGATTTAACTCCTACTAGCTCTATATGTTTCATAATAGTGAATATAATAGACATAGTGGGTTATTGTTCTTAATAAGCACATGATAGATAAACGTAAGTTAATCGGTAACAAAATTAAACGAGCTAGACAAGAAGCTAATTTAACTCAGGAACAGTTAGCTAAGGAACTATTTATGCAAAGAAGTGTATTAAGTAAGATAGAGACAGGTAAGTATTCTGTAGCAGCAGATAGACTAGGCAACTTTAGTCGAGCATTAAATAAAAAAATAATCTATTTTCTAAGTGACATCTAATGGTTAAACAAGACGTTAAAGTTAAATCGTATGTAAGGAAAGGTAAACTAGTTAAACAGTACCAACGTAAACAAGACAGTGCATTAGTTAAAGCAACTATAGTTACTGCAAGTACACTTGGACTAACTGCTGCTAGTTACCTATTACTAAAACGACGTTATATAGGCAACTTAGATAAAGCAGCTAAGTCAATTAAAGTTAATCCTAATGTGGGTATTATATTAAAGAATAATATTGATGATATTACATTTACTATAGGTGGATTTGGTGGAGTTGCTGCAAATGAAGGAGTATTAAAACAAGCTGAAGGATTAACAACTGCTTTACAACGAGCAACGCCTGTTAAGGTAAGAAAAAATATACAGTTCATATCATTAGATCACACCTTTAAATTACAGACGATAGATAAGAATGATCCGGCTTATTTCCCTAAGTTAGTTAAAAAAGTAAGTGAACCATTCTTCAGAGGTCGTAACGATGAGTCAATTAAATTAGCTGAAGAGATTTATAGTTGGCACATTAAAAATCCAACTAAACGAATAAGTATAGTTGGATATAGTGCTGGAGGTAATATGGCTAGAGATATTCAATACATTTTAAATAAACGAGGCATTAAAGTTAAAGTAGCAACTATTGGAACAAGTGACTTTAAATTATTACCAACTAAGAATGATCTTAATATAATGGGTGATAAAGATTGGTTCGAGAAGTTACGTGCGCCAAACTCAGTTGTAATACCTAACGTTAATAGTCATAGATTAGATGCTTATTTAACAAATGCAGATACCAGAAGTAATGTAACTAAACCTATTATTAAACATCTATATAATAACTAAGTTGACTTCTTAGGTCTACCACGTTTACGTTTAACTGGAGTTGCTGGATTTGGAGTTCCTGGATTAACTCCTAACTGTTTTTTAAGTTTCTTAGCTAATGCTTTACGAGTTGCACGTCTATCTTCAATATTACTAGCTCCCTTATAACTAAAGTCTTTATTAGTCTTGATAGCTAAATATAGATCATTATCTGAATTATAGTTAACTGAAGTTAGTTTACCACGTGCATTATTAACTCGTTTATTAAGTGTTGCATCATTACGTTTAATACGTCTAGTAATTAAACTATCTTCACGTTTAGTAAACGGTTGTATATTAACTGCTTCACTTGGTAAGTTATCTAATTCGCGTATGTATTTACGTCTAGCGTCTCTAGTCATAGCTCCACCAGTTACACTAGCTGCCATAATATCACCAGTTGTATTAGTGATAGGTTGACTTATAGTTTTAGCAGTTTTATTAACTATAGTTTTAACAGTTGGACTAACCTTATTTACAATCTTCTCACTTAACTGAGCTATGTTGCGACGATATTTAAATGCAGTTAATAAACCTGCTATAGAAGTCGCGCCTATTAATCCTTTACTAAGATTGGTTAACTTCTTCTTACCATCCTTATCTCTCTTAAATAACTTATCCGTTACTTTAGTTAGTACACGATTATAACCACGTACTAACTTACCTTTACGAACTGATTGTTTAACTTTAACTTGTTTCATTTAGTTTTATTTTTATTATTGTAATATCTAGCTGCTAACGTAGCTCCTAATAAACCGCCACTTAAAGTTAAACCTATCTTTCCACTTAACTTACTTCCTTTTACACCTTTAATTAAATCTTTAGTGTCATCTATATTCTTAGCTATACTATCTCTAAGTTTATAATTAGAACCACCACCTTCAAGTTCTACACGATCTAGGTTCTTTAATACGTTACGTTGTTCATCTACAAAATCATTTAACGTTTTAATACGTTTATTTATTTTAGGTTTGTATCCATATTTATAAGCACCATAACCTAAACCACTTCCAACTAAAGTAGATCCACCAACTGTTAGTAACTCACGTCTTTTATTACGAGGTTTCTTATCCTTACCTCTACCAAATGTAACTAGTTTGTATTGCATAAAATATCTAGCGTTATCCCTATCGTATTGGTATTTTCTAATCGCATTAACTCCACCTCCAATAAGTCCACCTTGAATACCTCCAGTTAGTGCGTTTGCTCCAGCAATTAATCCTGCACCTCCAGCTAACATACCTGCATTTTTTCTAAGACTAGGATTACGACCTTGTGCTTTTAATGCTGCTCTCATAGCTTGTCTACCATCTTTACGAGCTAATGCCGAAGCGATAGTTAAACCCGTTAAACCAACACCTAACCCAGCACCCCATTTAGCACCAGTTAACATACCACGTCTAATACTAGGACGTTCTCTCTTCTTCTTATCTTTAGAACCTAATCGTCTTGCAAATGTTGATAATGAATAGTCAGATAAAATGTACATAATTTATTTAGAGTTTAATGTTATTGTGTTTGTCTATCATCTGTTTAATATCTAATTCAGTAAAACCACGTTCTTTAAGTGACTTAATTATCTTATTTAAGTCTACACTACCACTAACTCTAGTTGTGTCAATATTATTAGCTTTAGCATAAGCATCTAATGATTTTTTAAGTACCTTACGTTCAGCTTCTCTAACTGCCGGATCATTCATTTTAGCAACACCAGCAAAATATCTACGTT